CGCAGAGTTATGACTGTCGGAGCCATCCTGCTGTGAGCGACTTTTGCCGAGTTTCCTCGGTGCGGTTCGCGCTTCCTCACGATGTGCTGCGCGTCTAGAGTCCCGCTGCCCCGGTCTAGATTTAAGCCTTGTCTGCGCGTGGTTTCCCCGTCCAGAAAGGCCGAGGTGAAAGGATTGACGGTAGTAAAGCATCTGCTAAACTACCCCAATCCGTTCACCGCAATGAAAGGATACCCCACCCCTAGGGGTTTGTAAAGCCCTCCCCGTATACCCACGGCGGAGGGCTTTTTTTATCGTCTAGCCTCATCGACAGCCTCGCCCACTAGGTGGACTAACCACCTGACTAAACGAGCGCGTTTTTGTAAAGCCCTCGCCGTCGCTCTGCGAGCCTCGACCCTGCGCCAATAGTAGGCGCGATGGTATTCAGCCCTGCCCGACATACCCTACGGCTCTCTGAGCGGCTATACGGGCTTCCTGCTTCGTTTTATGGCGCTCTATAGCAAGGGGTAGTTCGTACTCCCGCCTCTTGGGGAATCTCCCGGCTTTACGCCACCGAAGGACGGCCGGAGGGGTCACGCCGAAGGCTGCGGCCATCTTGTTCTGGGAGCCGAAAAACTGCATGGCATCTTGGGGGGTCACTTTTTTCTCCTAGGGGGGTTTACATTTGTTTACGGAGGAGAGTATAGTAAACCCCGTCGAGAGTAACAACGTATCCATAGAGAGGCATACAAAATGAACTACGCAAATCACTACGGCTACAGCGACGTAAACCCCTACGAGATCGTTCGCCGCATCAGCGATAAGACGTTAGAGATCCGCGAGATGAAGGCAGAGCGCGATCCATCATGGAAGCCAGAGGTAGTTCCCGGCGGCTTCAGTTTCGTTTACCTAAATAACAATACTCAGAAGTGGATCATCACTTCAGACGAATCACGTAAACCGATTCGCATCCGACTCGGCAAGAAAGGGTGGAAAGATTCAGGAGGCAACCGATATGGCCTCAGCGATAAGCCGGTCAAGTTCTACGACTACAACTTCTAATCAAACTGGCGGGGACTTCAAACCCGCCTACTTCCACAGATAGGAGATAGACAAATGACTAACGAACTTTCAACCTTCAAAGAAAAAGAAATTCGTTGCTACGGCTGCACGATCGCCGAAATGCGCGAGGCCGTAGAGCAGAGCCTCACCTTCCGATTTAGCGGCGCTGCAATGATGGCAATGTCGCTCATGTCAGATGCTCAGCATCAGATTGACGATACTTACGGCGATGTTGACTGGATGCGCCGTGAGGACGCCCGCCAAACGCTCAACCGAGCAAAATGGATTCTCTCCACTTACTGCATGAACAACGAGGTGGCGGCATAAGCCGCCCCTCTCAACAGGAGCAACAGATATGCGACCGCAAATTGATCTCTCTGGATTCTACGGTTCAGAAAATTACTATCCGTATACATTTAGCAGCGCTGTCTATACCGACGGCGTTCAGTATTTCGTTGAGCACGCAGGGTGTCACTGGTTTCTCGATATTGTATTCACCGAGTATCACAAACTAGTAAAGCGCGAGGGTTTCCTGACCGTGACGCTGAAGGTTAGCGACGGCAGAGCCATCATCGATGTAGGCGATGGCAACGGCATTTATTTTAAGAAACGTCATATCGACTACACCGATTGTCCAGAGGGTGTATATCAATTCTATTTTCAAGACGGCAATCGGCCAGTATTCATGCTGAGTTCTGAATACTAATCACACAGGAGCAACAGAGATGCGAATAGAACAAGACATTCCGTTTCAGACCGCCGACGGCTACGAGTGCATCATGCACGTCGTAGTCAAAGCCGAGATCGGCGAGGACGATTTCACCTACGAGATCGAGGACATGGAGATGACCGAGTTTCACGGTCACAAGGTCAGCGTCTTTATGGACGAACTCGATATCAAAGGCGCAATCAGTCATCAAATCCACGCGAGCATCGACGGCTATATCAGCGAACATGCTTGGGAACTACAGCAAGCCGAGGCCGACTATTTTCACGACCTCGCGTTCGACCTCTGGAAGGAGAGCAAAGAACATGAGTAACGGCAAACTGCAACTGATCCTGATCGCAATTCTATTTGTGATCGCAGCCATCAACGATCCATGTGGCGACGGTGGATGCACCGCAGCAGAGGAGAGAGCCGCTCATGCACAACGATGATTTCTGGCAACAGGTACAGGAACACGAACAGCAAATGTACGAGTTCGAGATGCGTATGCAGAACTTTAAGAGTTCGGTCGCCGAGGTAATGGAAGCCGAAGCGAAAGCAAATAAGGCTCTCTCGGATGCTCTGCAAGCCTGTTTACGCGAGATCGATATCGCTTTAAGTAAGGTCAACCAGAGAGGTGAATTGCAATGAACACTAGCCCAACTATCGGCGCATTAGCCGCGGCACTTGCCAAGGCGCAAGCCGATATAACGGGAGCCGTTAAGGATTCGGCTAACCCGTTCTTCAAAAGTAAGTACGCCGATCTCGAATCAGTCTGGTCAGCGTGTCGCAAGCAACTGACTACTAACGGTCTATCGGTTATCCAAACAACGCAGCCAACCAAGCACGGTTTGATGCTAGTAACGACTCTCGCGCATAGCAGCGGGGAGTGGATTCGCGGATATATGCCGATCCTATCCAAAGACAATAGCGCACAGGCTCAAGGCTCTGGCATCAGTTACGCGAGGCGTTATGCCTTAGCCGCTCTCGTAGGTGTATACCAGACCGATGACGATGCAGAAGCCGCACACGGCCGAGGCTTTACCGTAGACCCTAGAGGTGATCTAGGCAAAGGAGTAGACGAGAAAAAGAAATCGGAGTTTTTAGAGGATTTTAGAAAAGCGTTTGATCTCGACGCAGAGGAGAAAGAGATCGCGCAAGCCGTTCGCGCCGTCCATGAGCGGATCACCCATGATCATGATCTTTACATAGCCGTCTCGGATTCGATGACGGCAAAGGAGAGGTCAGCGATCAAAGCCTATTTGAGAATTGCAAAGGAAAGAGGGTAATGGATTATAAAGATTATCGGATCTTAACTCATAGAAAACACGAACTTTCCTCTGAACTAACAAAGTTGTTCGATGAAATAAATGATTGTTTTTATCAAATCGATAAACTCGAAAGACAATTTTCGTATAACGATAAAAAGATTTCTAAACTGAAAAACAAAGTTTTAGAAATCGAGAAAAATTTAATCAACCAAAACCAAAGGAAAAGAAAAAATGGCTGAATACGACAACACCAACCGAGGTGTCCTGTTTAAGAACGACCAAGGCGGGAACCCGAAGCGACCCCAGTATCGGGGCTCGCTAAACGTCGGCGGTACGGACTACAACATTTCGGCATGGATCAAGGAGAGTCGGAAAGACGGTAGTAAGTTCATGTCGCTATCGGTAGAGCCGAAGAAGGAAGCGAAGCCGAAGGTGCAAGTGCCTGTGCAAGATTTCGTCGATGACGAATTGCCGCCGTTCTAATGCGCCGCATATTTCCAAGAGGAACCAAGAAGGAGGCTATCGCGCAAGCGGTAGTCCTCCTGATCCGAGACGAAACTATCGCATGGCAAGTCACGGTCGAGCCGTTCAAGAAGCCGCGCACGAATCAGCAGAACGCATACCTCTGGGGTGTCGTTTATCCAACGATCCTAGAAGCAGGGGGCGAGACGCTCCGAGGATGGCAAGCCGATGACCTGCACGAATACTTCCTCGGTGAGATTTATGGGTGGGAGACGCTAGAGGGTATGGGGCGAAAACGAATGAAGCCCGTCAAGCGATCCTCTCGCATGAGTCGATCCGATTTCATGAATTTTCTTGAAGAAATAAGTCAGCGATGCGCCAACCTAGGCATAGTCATACCGGAGCCATCCTATGACGCGACCCATGATTGACTTAACACCTTGGGAGTACGAATGGGCTTCTCATGTAGGCGCTAGGCGTTACATCGAGAACTGGCACAGGGCAGATGCAGCCCACTATGACCGCTCACGCATGGAGGATGACCGAACCGCACAAGTGGCGGCGTGCGTGGCTGAATTAGCGGTCGCCAAGTATGCCAACCGATACTGGTCGGGTCATGTCTGGCATCGCAGCGAACATAACCAACATAAAAAGATTGCCGATGTTGGAACGAACATCGAAGTCAGGCGGCTACGCACGAAAGAAACAGCCGCCGTTAGGAAGAAGCAACTCGGTCAAGGATTGGTGCTATTCGTAGCGAAGCCGATCATGCCGGAGTGCCGACAGGTGATGATCTACGGGTTTCTTGATTACGACACAGCGTGGAGTCTGGCTGTACCTACAGAGTACGACCCAGACAATACGCGAGAACTTGGTGCAGAGTTTTTGAGGCTGTTATGAACCTACGAAAGAAAGCCAGAGGGCGAGAGTGTACCGTCAGGCTTCCCGGTATCTGCAACCACAACAGCGAGACGGTCGTACTTGCTCATGTGAGATTAGCAGGGGTTAGCGGTATGGGATTAAAGGCTGACGATCTGCTCGGCGCATGGGCGTGTAGCGCGTGCCATGACGCTATAGATCGTCGAGCGAATACCGATCTGGATCGGGACTATGTGCGGCTCGCGCACCTTGAGGGAATGGTTAGAACTATAGCGCAACTACGAAAAGAGGAATTTGTATGAAAACAACTCTCCGTAAAATCTTGAAAAATATTTCATGTGAAAGTCAACGAAAAGATTTTCTTCGGAAATTCGGAAAAACAGAATCAGATAATTGCACGATTGAAATTCTCGAAATCCTCAATTTGAATGGACTTGATGATGCTCTTTGGAGTTTGAGAGCCGTTGATGGATACGAAAAAGAAATGAGGCTTTTCGCTGTTTGGTGTGGGAAAAGGGTTCGGGAAAATATAAAAGATTGGAAAAGCATTAACGCTATAACTGTTGCGGAAAAATTTGCTAATGGCAACGCATCAGAAACTGATTTGATGCAAGCATGGATTAATGCAGATAATTCATTTGATGGTGGGTGGCCGGCAGATAAAAGTCCCGCTAGGGCGGCATATACATCTGCCAAATGGTTTGCTGCCATAGCACAATCAAACAAAGATGAGCGCCAAGCACAAGAAAGGCAGTTTCGAGAATTATTGTTGAGTTGTCGAGATGCTTGCCTAGTATGACCTGCCTGTCGTGCAGATGGTCGAGAAGCAAAGACGGGAAACTCGTCTGCGTGAAGTGGGATTGCGAGGCAGATTACCGCTGCCCTGCTTTTGAATACGAACCCGGCAGCGATGAGGGAGTGAAATGAGCCTGACGAAAACATACACCAAGCCGTCGCGCTATAACACACGTTTATCGTTTGAGCAGTATCAACTCCTGCTAGACCGTAAGCGAGACGCGACAGAAAGGCAGAAACGAATTCGCTATAAAGACTTGACCGAGGCTTGGGGAATCAGGCAGAGCGTAATCGGTACTGCGCTGCAACGAGGGATCAAGCAATATGACTATAGAATCTGGAAAGCAGGAAAATCAACATGAATAATGAAGAAGTTCTTATATATTTTGAACACGCACTTTTGAGAAGTGGATTAGAAGAAATTCCAAAAAAATGGAATTTCAAAATTCTCAAAAAATTTGCTGAAATAATTTCATGTAATAAGCAAAAAGAAATTGATTTTTTGAGTGAGTGTCTTCGTGAATCATTCAATGCGGGGTATCAAGAGTGTGTTAATGATGTGCTAGAAAAAGGAATTGATGTTGCCATAGAAATTCTCAAGAAAAGGCAAGATGAAGAAAAGTTGTATGGCGGCAACGAATGAACTGCTTAACCTGCATGGGAGCCTTATGGCTTAAAGATCACGAAGGAAATTTTTTCAAGTGTCGAGACTGTAACGGAACTGGAGACAGGAGGAAAAATGGACGCGCTGATATTATTGATATTCGGGTTGCCCGTTCTCGTCGTGATGATGCTCGCGCTGCGAAGGTGGATTCGGACGGTACGGGAGATGACGCAGCGTAACTGGTCGAGAGTGCCACCGCCGATCTGGGCGGCTAAACGGGGAGGGGTCGAGATATGGTGACCGATAACGAAAGCCCGCCGGGAGCATGGGCAGAGGAAATGCGCCGCGCACCGTGGGCGTTTGGGCAGAAGAAGCCCGAGACGGTAGACGAGGTGTTGCAGTTTCTACGGCAGAAAGGCTACGAGCGCGAGGCGGCGATACTCACTCGGGAGTTCGCGGTTATCAGGGCGAGACGATCGTCCCCTTGACCTTCCACGGGCGAATCTGTTTGAAGTATTGCCCGCCGCAGCGACAGACGCCGCCGAGTAATCCCTTGACGGTGGGGTGAGAACAACCCCACCCTCTCCCGTTCCAAGGGCAAAAATAGATGCAGTTCTGACAGGCGTCAGGTTCAGCCCACGCGAGTTCTTCAAGGGCTTCACGGTCATCTATCTTCATCGCCGCCGTAGCCAAGTCAGATAGTCAGCGCCTTCCTCTGGCTCCCAGAACACCTTGATCATATCGGGATGCGTTAAAGGCAGATTCGGGTTGATCGTAGTCAGCGCACAGGGCGAAAGCGAGTTGTCCCTAAAGCCCTTATCCTTCGCAAATCGGTCGTACACCTTATACGAGGCGACCTTCAGCGCGTGCATGGTAATCCCCGAGATACCGTCCTTGAGGACGCTATAGGCGCTCTCATGCTTATGTCCGGCAACGTAGATATGATCGCGAGTTCCCATCAAAGCCGCCTTCATCGGGCCATGGGCAGGGTTCCAGATCGACGAGCCGCTGTGATCGTGCCGAGCATTGACGCGTACCTCTGCGCCGTTCGGGAACCGTAGAGCGATACGAGCCTCCGAGGATTTGTAGAGGGCGTTCTGCTGCCGAGCGATCCATTTAAGCGGGTCACCCGCGCCTGACCACAGATCGTGATTGCCGCCGATCATGTAAAGCCAGTCGCAGCGATTGACGAACCACTCGGCAATCTTCCAAGCCTGCGCCGCTGACGTACTCTGATCGGCATAGAGTCGAGCGAGACGGCCACACCAGTTGTTCGTGGTGTCGCCTACGTTACAGGCGAACAGTCCCTCGGTCTCGTTACAGAGAGCGGTATGTCGCTCGATAGCCTCAATGTCGCAGCCGTCATCGTCAACGTGCGGATCGCCGAAATGTAGTAGCCCGATAGCGCCCGGTATCTTGACGCGAATCGGGATAAGTTTCGAGGCTTCTTCATGCTCGCGCTTATGGGCAAACTTGCGCTTGCGCTGCTCGATAAGTTCCTCGATAGGCACATCGTCATCGGGGAGCGGGGTGAATTCAAACTCCCTTGCTGACGGAGTTTGTTTGCCGGGTTGATACGTTGACTCTGGAATCAAATGTCCGTTTTGCTTCATTCGCTTCAAGCGATGCAGCAGGGTTCTTTCGTTCATCCCTAGTTCACTAGCAGCAACGGAGCGTATTCCGTTGTGCTTCTGTAGGGTCTTTATGATCTGATCATCGGTCGCTTTAGCGGCTACCACGAATCACCTTTTTTCTGTTCACCTTGATGCCGAGTTCCTTTCGGCGCTCATCGGTGCGTTTATCGTCACGGACAGCACTCCATTCCAACTGTCCGTCCACTAGCCGAAACTGCTCCTTGTGAGTCAAGGCGCAATCGCAGCACTCGGTGAAGGTGTAACCCTTCACGCGATACCAAACTCCGTCGTACATCTGCACGACAGGGATTTTCTTTGCCATATCACCCCGCTGATTTCATCAATGCGAGAAAGATCATAAACAGCCCGAAAGCAGTCATCACAACGCCAAGTAGGATTGACAAGATAAGTTCGATCCGTTCCTTACGCAATGCTTCTTCTTTAGCCTTCTTACGTTGCTGCTCTCGGACAAGTTCAACTTGTTTGCGCTTTTCAAATAGATAAGCATCTCGCTCCGACTGACTCATGCTCCATATCAGTCGATGTTCTTCCTCTCGCGCTCGTTCCTCAAGCATCGACTTTTCGATTGCCGAAAACGCCTGTGCGCGAGCCGCATCGAACTTCATTTCAGCCACGCTAACCTGACGTTTGGCTACTTGCTGCGTGACCTTTAGTTCGGCAGAGGATGGCGCAACTTCTTTTGCTTCTCGCTTTTTCTCTCGACGCTCGGCTTCTTTTTCTGCAATGGCGCGAACGTCCTCGACAAAACCATACCCCTCATTGACTACGCCACGCGCAGCCTCAATGGTGTTTTTAGCCGCTGATACTGGGTTAGTCACCCCCTCGATCATCTGTGTCAACTTGTCCATGTGACCCCCGATATAGTGCTTGTTCATCTAGCCGACGCTTAACAAGTCCCGGCAGGACTCGACCGCCGCCTTTTGTCCATTTCATAAATTCATCTGCCGCTTCTTCATAGTCGCCACGATTGTGTTTCATGCGGAGACCAGACCGTTGAAGATTCCCCAGACCCACGTTGAAAGAGAAGGAAACGAGTGCGTCGAACCTGCCTTGATGACCAACAGCAGAAGGGCAATATCGGGCCACGCCTCGCTCAAATCGCGCAAGGTCTTGAGCAAGTAAATCGTCCACTTCAGCAGCAGTCCAGACACGGCGATCCTCGTCCTTTAATGCAAACTGTAATCGTTCGGATACAGGCAGTTTTGCTTGCTCTGGATATAGGAGATGCCCGACGCCAACCGTCCATAGCCGCGCCGGACAAAGGTACGGGCGCATCCTTACGCCCTCATGGTGGCGAATCATGTGACGCGCCTTGTCGCTTGTTTTCATTTTTTAGCGAAGGCTTGCGTCCCAAACCAGAAGGCAATGATAGAGGACAAGATCAGCATCTCGTCATCGCTGAATACGTTTTCCATCGCAATAGCAAACGGAACGCCTTGATGCCACGCATACCAGACCCCGGCAATATTGATAGCGACTAATTCAAGCACGAAGATATACGTCACGACAGGACGAACCGAAGCGCGAAGGTTGATCATCCATTGGCTTGCGCCTTTGCCGATCTCCATATCGTGCTGATACAACGCGACTCGCTCCTCGGCAGCAGTTTGCATCGCAATCTGCTCGGTCTTGATCTCCTCGATATGCGCTTGCGCTTGGAAACCTTTAGCAGCAAGTTCTAACTCTCGCTCCTTTTGCATCGCAAGGATGGCAAGTTCGTGCTTCTTGTCCTGACGATCTTGAAAGACTTGCAGAATCTTCGGCAAGCCGCCAGCGAGGAAAGATAGAAAGGTCGAGATCATAGTCATCATTAGCGTCGCTCCAATACTCGGTCAAGTTTGGCCTCGATTGATTGAAGCCTTTCTGTTGTATCGCCTAGCCTCGCCTCAATCACAGCAATGCGACGGTCAGCCTCCGGTTGGATACTCTGCTGCTCTACTCGTTGGAGTCTTGCACTAATAGCATCAAGGCTAGATGTCATCTGCGTTCCCCAAATAATCAGAGCAACAACTAAGCCACCATCGACAAGGAGCGAGCCTGTCGGCACTTTGAATTTAGAAAAGTCCATCATCGTCAATCCTCCTTAAACGTCGGCCCTCTCGATGGTAATAATCACATCCGCTGTTGCTGTAAGCGGGGTTCCAGAAGTGCTGTCGGTGACCGTGCAGCGATAGACTGAATACAAAATATCGCCTCTCACTAACCCACTTGCAGAAAACGTGGTTGTTGCTGAAGTTGGGCTGTTAACGGTAAGTGTGTCGCCATCATGCAACGCCCACGAATAGGTATAGGGCGAGACGCCACCGCTCGGCGTTACGGTCGTGCTGTTAGTGGTTGCACTTGATATGAAAACCACCTTGCTCAACGTGGCGGGGCTAGCCGATGCGGTAAACCCGATGCGACTTATTGAGACAGATACATCTGCATAGGCGGTCGCCGATACGTCATCCGTTACCGTGCAACGGAATACAGCATCATAAGTGCTACCGCTTGCCAGACTCGTTCCGGTAAAGGTAGTCGTGGCTGACGATGCGCTGTCAGCAGAGATGGCAGTCGAGCCGCTCTGTCGAGTCCATGCGTAGGTATATGGCGATGTGCCACCATATGCGGTAGCCGTTGATGAGTCAGTTGTGATCGAACTGGTCGAGGCTGACTTGGTGAGGCTACTCGGAGAGGCAGTAATCGAAAGCGCACTCGGGATGGATGCTGCTCCGGCAGGAACGCCATTAACGGGCGGCTCTGGATCAGATACGCCACCGTCCGGTGTTCTGACCGTGACCCAGTAGTAACGCACGGTCGTGTCGGTTTTCGGGATAAATACGTTAGTCGAGATACCCGTCCAGATTTTTGATGCCGATGCGAACGGGGTCTGCGAGGTGTATTCCCAAACGTCATACTGCGAGCCGAGCGGAACGATAGTCGGCGCATCCCACGAAATTGTCAGGCTGCTATCAAGTGTTGCAACCGTCAGGTTAGTAGGCGGCAACGGCGTATAGATTTCTGGGGTCGGGGTCGTTACGCTCGTCGGCGTAGCGTAATCGCCAGAAACGGGGTCAGTCCAATCCGTTGAGGCTTCCTCGCGCAGGATCAACTCAACTGCACCGTTAGGGTCAAACCTCCACCCCTCGCAGCGCACCGTCTTGTTTGTCCATCCGATCTCGGAGAACGTCACCGTTCCGGTCTGGAAAGGCAGAATCTTAAACGCTGACATCCCGCAACGAACCGTCGCGGCTTGTCCGTTACGACTGCGACGAGAGAGCAAGATTGCGTGACGTTGCGCTTCGTATTCATTGGTGCAAGCGGCAAAGTCCGTCTCTAACCACGCTTGTTCGCCGTCTGCTGTGACATACGAAGTATTAATGACTGGCTGATATTCCATCGGTTGCCAGTTGCGATCCTTGTTGACGAACTGCCCGCGCACCGAGTTGTAGCGTTGGTTGTACGGGAAGGCAGTCACCACAGAGATGCCGCCCTCGACTAGATCATTGTCGGTTAGCGTGAAGGCAGAGGTAGACCACGCCCCTGCGTAGATACGCCACTTGCCGCCGGAGTAGTAGCAGACACCCGCCATTGCTTGTGCAAGGGTCTTGATGTTTTCCTCGAAACGATCCGTTA